GATTATTATGTTATCAACGGATCTGACGAAGGACGATTTTTGGACACGGTACGGAACCAAGCAAAGAACTTTGCTTCGACCGTCTCACTTCAAGCAAATGGAAAACACAAAGTCATTATTGTGGATGAAAGTGACAACACAACCGCAGATGTACAACTCCTTTTACGGGCTAATATTGAGACGTTTTATAACAACTGTCGGTTCATCTTTACCTGTAACTACAAAAACAAAATCATCGAACCCCTCCACTCTCGATGTGCAGTTGTTGAGTTCAGTATCAAAGGAAGAGAAAAAGCCCAGTTGGCAGGATCCTTCTTCAAGCGTTTACAAAACATCTTGGATGAAGAGAGCATCAAATATGATCCGAAAGTACTTGCCCAACTAATAAATTCTCATTTTCCTGATTGGAGGAGAGTTCTCAACGAGTGTCAAAGGTACTCTGTTGCTGGTGAAATAGATAGTGGAGTTCTTGTATCTTTTTCTGATGTTGCCGTAAATGACCTTATCACTCACCTCAAAAATAAAAACTTTCCTGAAGTCAGAAAGTGGGTGGTCTCAAACCTGGACAACGATCCTGGTGTCGTTCTTCGTAGGGTGTATGACGCCTGTTATACTTGTCTTTCACCCCAAACTATCCCTGCTGCCGTTCTTATTATTGCTAAGTACCAATACCAAATTGGATTTGTGTGTGACCAAGAGATAAATCTTCTTGCAGCATTAACAGAAATTATGTGTGAGTGTACTTTCAAATGAGACCAGAAACTAGAGAAGCAATGGAAATGCTTTTTGTTGCTAAATGGAATCTTCCAAAGGCAGCACAGTATTGTAATCTTACACATAAGGAATGTAAGATTGTTTTTAATGAATATTGTAATTTTCATCCTAAGACTTATGATAATAAAGAGTTACCTCCTATAAATAAAGGTGGTAATAGAAATACTTAAAATGAAATTAAAAAGATCTCAATACCAGCATACTCCTCCAACTGAAGTAGAACTTGCTTGGATATCTGGAATATGGGAAGGTGAGGGGTGCTGGCAGTATAAAAAAGCAAGAGATAGGTGTAATCATCGCAATGGTAAAATTTACACTGCTAAACCAGAAATGCTAATAAGTATCCAAATGACTGATAAAGATATTGTTGATAGGGTAGCAAAAATAATGGATAATAGAACTCCCACTTTTACCCATACTCCTAAAAAGAAAGCACTGGGATGGAAACCACTTTATACTTTCTCTATCAGAGGTAAGGCCGCTGTATTGTGGACTAATCTTATGAAACCATATCTCGGTAAAAGGAGAATGGAAAAAATTGAAACGATTTATGAAAACATTGATACTGAACTGATATGGTTAGTTTGAAACAACTCAAAACGCCGTTGCGCTACGCTGGCGGTAAGTCCCGCGCTTGTGTCAAAATGGACCCATACTTTCCAGATTTGCGGGACTATGATGAGTTTCGGGAACCATTTGTTGGTGGTGGAAGTGTTGCAATCCACATTACAAAAAAGTACCCAAATTTGAATATTTGGGTGAATGACCTCTACGAACCTCTTGTAAACTTCTGGCAACAACTCCAAATGTTTGGGGAAGAAATGAAAAACATATTGGTAGAATTAAAGACTGCACATAATACACCAGAACTAGCAAGAGAATTATTTACAAAATCCAAAGAACATATCAATAATAAAGAATATCCAAATCTTGGTCGTGCTGTGGCTTTCTATATTGTTAATAAGTGTTCTTTCAGTGGTTTGACGGAAAGTTCATCATTTTCAGCACAGGCAAGTATTTCAAACTTTTCATTGCGTGGTATTCAAAAACTGCCAGAATATTCTAAACTGATTGAACGGTGGCGTATAACTAATTATTCCTATGATTATCTGATGGATGGAAATGAAGGTGCGTTTTTGTATCTTGATCCTCCTTATGATATTAAGGACAATCTCTATGGCAACAAAGGATCAATGCACAAAGGATTTGATCACGATAAGTTTGCTACCGATTGTGATAATAATTATATGGATCAATTAATAAGTTATAATTCTGACCAACTTGTAAAAGATAGGTTTAAAAATTGGAATGCGGTAGAGTTTGATTTAACTTATACGATGCGTTCAGTTGGTGAATATATGCGTGAGCAAAAACAACGTAAAGAACTCTTGCTTTTAAATTATGAATATGGGACCAAAATTACTTAGTTATTCGCGTAATAATAAATTAGAAGTTTGTGCTTGAAAGAATCCAAAAAATTGGACACAGGAAGAAGTTAATATTTGTATTAAATATTATCAATTGCAAGCAAAAAAACTTGATATGAATATTCAAAGATATATGAGTGAATTTTATTAATGGAATTAAAGGACTGGTTAAACTCTATCAATCAAACAAAAAAGAATCTGATTGATGAAGATCCTTCTTTGGAAAAAGATTATGCTCCATACATTATCAATCGCTGTCTTTCTGGACATATTGATTGTTTGATGTTTGCAAATGAAATGAATAAGTATAACTTTTTGCCAAAAAAATTACAATATGATTTTTTTATAAATACTATTAGGAACAAGAAGAGATTTTCTCCTTGGATCAAAAAAGAAACAATTAAAGATCTTGATTATGTTAAAAATTACTATGGATATAGTAATGAAAAAGCACAGCAAGCTTTAAAAATTTTATCTAAAGAACAAATCGACTTCATTAAATCTAAACTTGAAACTGGAGGAAAAAGATGATTGCTGAACCTGAAGTAAAATGGTCTCCTGACCAAATGATTGAAGTGTCTTTGAACGAACCTGATGATTTTCTTAAAGTTCGTGAAACTTTAACTCGTATTGGAGTTGCTTCACGAAAAGAGAAAAAAATATATCAGTCTTGCCATATCCTGCATAAACAGGGAAGGTATTTTATTGTTCATTTTAAAGAATTATTTGCGCTTGATGGCAAACACGCAAATCTTACTGTAAATGATGTACAACGTAGAAATCGCATTGTACAACTACTTTCTGATTGGGGACTAATAACTGTTATTTCTCCAGAAAAAGTTACTGATATTGCACCACTTAATCAGATCAAAGTTTTATCTTATAAAGATAAAGACGAATGGGAACTCGAAACCAAGTATAACATTGGGAAGAAAAAAGTTAAACCTGAAGAGGAAACCGAATAAGAAAGTGGGGAGAACAACACTCCCCATTTTTTATGTTCTCTGATATATACTAATGATGTTGCCTTCGGGGACATTATTAACTTACAGACGCTCAGGGAGGTCTATTATGTTCGGAACAAGTTCGCTTACACTCACAGTGCCAGAAACTGCAAAGTATCTGATGGATATTAAAAGAAATAGTATTGGAATGGATGAGTGGTTTAAAAGATTTGATACTGCGTATGAGACGCATACTAATTATCCACCATACAATCTAGTCAAAGAAAGTAGTGTTGATTTCAGATTAGAAATTGCACTAGCAGGATATAAAAAAGAAGATATTGAAGTTATTACGGAATGGAATAAATTATTTGTGGATGTGAAGAAAGTCAGTGATACTGATGATGAATACCTGCATCAAGGATTGGCAAAGAGAGCATTCACACGCACCTGGACTCTTTCTGATGATGTTGAAGTGTGTGATACTACATTTGTTGATGGTCTTCTGACTATTAAACTCAAAAGAGTTATTCCAGAGCATCAGAAAAAGAAGGTGTATGAACTTAAATAAATACTTTTGAATATTGTTGCCGCAGGGGAGCAACTGGCAAAAACCAGTTGACGCTCCCCTATTTTTTTGCTATAATAATTAAAGGTATGAATGAATTATGACTATTAAACTAGCACTTTTAAAATCTGGTGAAGAAGTTATTTCTGATATTAAAGAATTTAGAGATCCTGATGATAATTTAGTATCCTATCTTTTTAAAAGTCCACATTACGTTAAATTATCTTCTTCTCAAGTATTAGTTGAAGGAGTAGAACAAACAAAATATAATGCATCGTTTTATAAATGGATGGCATTGTCAAAAGATAATGATATTGTTGTTAATTATGATTGGGTGGTTTGTATTGTTGAACCAATTGATGAAATTAAAAAATCTTATGAGGAGAAATTGAATGGAGCAGGAAATGATGGAAACGGAATCGGAGATTCTGACGCAAGTAATAGTCTTACTGAATCAGTCAATTTTGATCAGCAAGATTCAGGAAGTATTGGCTGATATTGGTCAACCAGACTGTAGACTTATTTCACCATATGAAGTTATTACTACTGAATCTGGGGAAAAAACATTGGTAAAATGGTTAAACAATATTACCAATGATGTTGAAATTATGATTAGTTCAGATAAGATTTTAACTCTTGCTGAACCAAGTGGAAAATTACTTGATGATTATCTAGAATTTACAAAATGAGATTTTATACCAACGTCTATGAAAAATTTAATAAAATGTTGGTTCGTGGTTATGAGGACGGTAGGTATTTTCAGTCAGAGGAAGAGTTTCAACCAACTCTTTATGTGACATCTAAAAAACAAAGTAAATATAAAACTCTTGATGGGTTGAGTGTTGAACCAATTCAACCTGGAAAGATTTCTGATTGTAAGGAATTTTTGAAGAAATATGAAAATGTAGAAGGATTTACTGTTTATGGTAATGATAATTACAAAGCACAATATATTTCTCAAACATATCCAGAAGACGAAATTAAGTTTGATATTAAGAAAATTCGTCTTGTAACAATCGATATTGAGGTTGCATCGGAGAATGGATTTCCTAATGTATTTGATTGTGCAGAGGAACTTCTAACAATCACTCTACAAAATTATGCAACAAAGCATATCATTTGCTTTGCTTCTCGTCCTTATATTAATACTCGTAGTGATGTTGTGTATGTTGAATGTAGAGATGAAATTGATTTAATTCAGCACTTTCTCGCATTTTGGGAAAAGGAAACTCCTGATGTGATTACAGGTTGGAACTGTGAGTTGTATGATATTCCTTATATTGCTGGAAGAATTGATAGGATTCTTGGTGAAAAGGAAGCACGTCGTCTTTCTCCTTGGGGAAATATTCGCAGAAAAGAACTTGTAATTAAAGGAAGAGAACAAATCTCTTATGAAGTTTCTGGAATTTCTGTAATTGATTATCTTGACCTTTATAAGAAATTTACTTATAAAGCACAGGAATCTTATCGTCTAGACCATATCGCAAATGTGGAACTAGGACAAAAAAAATTGGATCACTCTGAATTTGAAACTTTTAAAGATTTTTATACAAAAGATTGGCAGAAGTTTATTGATTATAATATTCGAGACGTAGAACTTGTAGACCAATTGGAAGATAAGATGAAACTTATCGAACTGTGTTTTACAATGGCTTATGATGCAAAAATAAATTTTAATGATGTGTTCTTTCAGGTAAGAACTTGGGATGCAATCATTTATAATTATTTGAAAAAAAGAAACATTGTGATTCCTCCTAAAGACCGTTCGGAGAAGAGTGATAAATTTGCGGGGGCATATGTTAAGGAACCAAAACCTGGAAAGTATGATTGGGTTGTCTCTTTTGACTTGAATAGCCTATATCCACATTTGATGATGGAATTCAACATAAGCCCTGAAACTTTGATGGAACAAAGGCATCCATCTGTAACTGTTGATAAGATTCTAAACAAAGAATTGGACTTTTCAGAATATAAAGACTATGCGATATGCCCAAATGGTGCAATGTATCGCAAGGATGTTCGTGGTTTTCTTCCAGAACTAATGGAGAAAATGTATAATGACCGTGTAATCTTTAAGAAAAAGATGTTGGAGGCAAAACAACAATATGAAAAGACCAAGACGAAAGAATTGGAAAGAGAAATTTCAAGATGCAACAACATCCAAATGGCAAAAAAGATTTCTCTCAATAGTGCTTATGGTGCTATTGGAAATCAGTATTTCAGGTATTATAAACTAGCAAATGCTGAAGCAATCACAATGTCTGGACAAGTTTCAATTCGTTGGATTGAACGTAAAATGAATTCATATCTAAACAAAATTCTTAAAACAAATGATGTTGACTATGTTATTGCTTCTGATACCGATTCTATCTACCTTAATATGGGTCCTTTTGTTGAGACTGTATACAAGGGAAGAGAGAAAACTACTGAAGAAATTGTTGGGTTCCTTGATAAGGTCTGTAAGATGGAATTTGAAAAATATATTGAAAGTTCTTACCAAGAACTGGCGGATTATGTGAATGCATACGACCAAAAGATGCAGATGAAACGGGAGAATATTGCTGACCGTGGAATCTGGACTGCCAAGAAACGTTATATCCTGAATGTCTGGGATAGTGAAGGTGTTCGATATGATGAACCTAAATTAAAGATTATGGGATTGGAAGCAGTTAAATCTTCTACTCCTGCTCCTTGTCGTCAAAAAATTAAGGATGCTCTTAAAATTGTGATGACTAAAACGGAAGACGAAATGATTTCTTTTATAGATAACTTCCGTAAAGCATTCAATCAACTTCCCCCAGAAGAAATTTCATTCCCACGTTCAATTAATGATGTAAATAAACATAAGTCAACATCAACTCTTTATTGTAAAGGAACCCCAATTCACGCAAGAGGAGCAATTCTTTATAATCATTTAATTAAAGAAAAAAAATTGGATAAGAAGTATGCAAAGATTCAAAATGGTGAGAAGATTAAATTTTGTTATTTAAAACTTCCAAATCCAATTCGTGAAAATGTTATTTCTTACATTCAAGAATTTCCAAAGGAATTTGGACTAGACAAATATATTGATTATGACTTACAATTCAGTAAAGCATTTTTGGAACCAATGAAAGTAATTTTGGATGCAATTAACTGGAAAGTAGAAAAAACTGTAAACTTAGAATCATTTTTTAGCTAATGGACTTTTTAAAAGATATTGTAAAAGAAATCGGTGGAGAATACACACAACTTGCATCAGATATTGACGAAACTGAGACTTTTGTGGACACGGGTTCGTACATATTTAATGCTCTTGTATCTGGGAGCATCTTTGGTGGCGTATCTGGTAACAAAATCACTGCAATTGCAGGTGAAAGTTCTACAGGAAAAACTTTCTTCAGTTTGGCGGTGGTCAAAAATTTTCTTGATAATAATCCTACTGGATACTGTCTGTATTTTGATACTGAAGCTGCAATCACCAGATCCTTATTGGAGGGCAGAGGCATTGACACAACTAGAGTCGTGGTGGTCAATGTTGTTACAGTTGAAGAGTTTCGTGGTAAGGCACTAAAGGCAGTTGACCTTTATATGAAGAAACCTGAAGCAGAACGCAGTCCTTGTATGTTTGTTCTGGATTCTTTGGGAATGCTTTCTACAAGCAAAGAGATTAATGATGCCCTAAATGATAAGGAAGTTCGGGATATGACCAAATCCCAACTGATTAAGGGTGCATTTAGAATGCTTACTCTGAAACTTGGTCAAGCAAACATTCCAATGATTGTAACTAATCACATATATCAAGTTATCGGTGCTTATGTTCCTACTCAAGAAATGGGAGGGGGGTCTGGTCTTAAGTATGCTGCTTCTACCATTATTCATTTGGGTAAAAAGAAAGAAAAAGATGGAACAGAAGTCATAGGAAACATCATTAAAGCAAAAAGCATCAAGTCTAGATTGAGTAAAGAGAATCAAGATGTTGAGATTCGTCTTTATTATGATGAGCGTGGTCTTGATAAGTATTATGGGTTATTGGAATTGGGTGAATCTGGCGGTATGTGGAAAAATGTCGCAGGTAGGTACGAAATGGATGGTAAGAAGATTTATGCAAAACAAATTCTTGCAGAACCAGAAAAGTATTTTACTCCAGAAGTAATGCAAGCACTTGACGAAATCGCAAAAAAAGAATTTAGTTATGGTGCATGAAGAATATTCGCATCATAAAAACTGATGTTGATGTATCCAAGATACTAGAACAACTCAAACAATACCCAGAAGATTGGGGATCTCAAAAAAGAATTGAAGGAACAGAACAGTTAGATCCAAAAAAATATATTACAACTGTTGATGTTCTTCAACTGATAATGGGAGGAATAGAAAAAGAAGGACAGTATGTTGGTAATACTGAAATTTGCATAAAAACACCTGCATATGAAAAGCACACAGAGGTTCTAAAATTCTTAAAAACATATTTTAAGAAAATACGTCGTTGTGCTTTTCTCTCTTTGCCTGTTGGTGAAATTGTTGGAACTCATATTGATGAGGGAACTTATTATCTTACGAAAGACAGATACCACCTTTCCATTCAGGGCAAATACAAGTATACTGTTGGGGATGAAACTATGATTGTTGAACCAGGAACTTTCTTTTGGTTTAATAATAAACTTCCCCATAGTGCTGAAAATATTGGTGATGAGGTTAGAATTACTTTTGTATTTGATGTTCCACACCACAAAAGAAATCCATAGTTAGAGGAATAATGGAAAAAGTTGAAACTACTATTTTGAGAAATTTACTTTTCAATAATGATTATTGTAGAAAAGTATTACCTTTTATTAAAAATGAATATTTTGAAAACCTTCACGAGAAAGTAGTTTTTGAAGAGATTTGTAAATTTATTGTTGCTTATGAACAACTCGCAACAAAAGAAGTTCTTTTGATTGAAACAGAAAAAAGAACTGATATTACAGAAGATACTTACAAAATTATTTGTGATTATATTTCTAAACTTGATGATGCAGCAGCAGATAAACAATGGTTGATAGATACTACTGAAAAGTGGTGTAAAGACCGAGCAATTTATCTTGCTCTTATGGAAAGTATCAAAATTGCTGATGGGCAAGACGAAAAGAAGTCTAGAGATTCCATTCCAACAATTTTACAAGAAGCACTTGCTATTGGATTTGATAGCCACATTGGACACGATTACCTAAAAGATTATCAAGAACGATATGACTCTTATCACAGGAAAGAAGACAAAATCCCATTTGATTTAGAATATTTTAACAAAATTACCAAAGGGGGTATCCCTAACAAAACTCTTAATATCGCACTTGCTGGATGTGTTCATCCAGAAACTAAAGTTAAAATTAGATTCAGGAAGATTTCTTGATTTTGGAGTTTGGTGCCGGTTCTCCAGTTCCAAACTTCCAACCTTCATTTAGTTTTATATCAACTTCTTCTGGTGATATTCTTTTCCATCCCTTTGTTCCTGGAAAATGCATTACCTTTTTGCCTTTATGTGCCTTTCCCCCTAATGATGCTCGTGTTTTTCTTCCTTCATTAGATGCCCAATAATTAAATTCTGTGGATGCTCTTTGTTTTCCTCCAATGGATGCTCTTTCCTTTCTGCCTTCTTCTGTGCTCCAATAAT